ACAAAGAATCGCTGATAAGGAATATCCAGTAGAGTATGTAGATCTCGTACGGGATGAACATAACAAGATTACCCAGAAAGACTCGCGCAAGCTGCCGATCATGGAGTTTCCGATCTCTAAGAAGACCGAAGACAAGGAAGGGGTGATCTGTATTTACGAGAGACCCATGAAGAACGCGTCATGGGGAACTTACTACGGATCTATTGACCCCGTGGCAGAAGGTAAGACGACTACGTCTGACTCTCTATGTTCTATCATCATCTACAAAAATCCTGTAGAGGTCACTAAGCGGGAGGGTGACGATAAGATCACCAATTACATTGACCGGGATAAGATAGTGGCGACATGGTGCGGTCGTTTCGATGACATCAACAAGACCCACGAACGCCTGGAGTTAATGATCGAATACTACAACGCCTGGACGATCGTCGAGAATAACGTGTCCCTGTTTATTCAGTACATGATCTCGCAGCGAAAGCAGAAATACCTGGTACCAAAAGACATGATCCTGTTCCTAAAAGAACTTGGAGCCAACAAGTCTGTATACCAGGACTATGGCTGGCGGAACACGGGAACGATCTTTAAAACAAACTTGTTGTCATACGGAATTCAGTTCCTACAGGAAGAGATGGATGTAGAGACAGAACCTGACGGAACGATCACAAAGATCCACTACGGAATAGAAAGAATACCTGATCCTATGCTACTCAAAGAGATGTTGGCCTACCAAGACGGAGTCAACGTCGATAGACTAGTAACGTTTTGTGCCTTAGCTGCTTTTGCTAAAGTACAACAATCTAACAGAGGTCTACAAAAACGTGTAGAAGTAGAGAACGATAAATTGGAGAACTCGCAAAATTTCAGTAAATTATCTATGAGGTCTCCTTTTAGACATCTTGGACATTCACAGTCTTCAACACCTGGAATGACCCGACCTAGAAGTGGCTTTAAAAACCTAAGATAACCACCCTATGGGTCAAAACAAATCCGAGCGTCATGAGGCTATCTCCCAGGAGATTAATGACGAAAAGAGTAGAAACCGTGGACCTATTAAGTTCCAGTTACAACTAAACGATGAGCAGAAAGCCGCTAAAGAGATCATTCTCAACAACACGATTACAGTACTCTCAGGACAGGCTGGTTCTGGGAAAACGTTGCTCGCATGCCAGGTGGCTCTTGATCTACTATTTAAACGAGTTGTTAAAAAGATCATCATTACAAGACCTACCGTGTCGAAAGAAGAAATCGGATTTCTGCCGGGCGATCTTAACCAAAAAATGGAGCCGTGGATGCAACCAATCTACGCGAACTTCTACCAGCTCTACAACAAAGAAAAGATAGATAAGATCATCAAGGACGAACAGGTGGAGATCGTGCCACTTGCCTTTATGAGAGGTAGAACATTCCTGGATGCTGTCGTCATTGTTGACGAGGCCCAGAACTGTACTAACGAGAATATGAACATGATCATTTCCCGATTAGGAATCAGGAGTAAGATGATCATTTGTGGGGATACCTCCCAGGTTGACCTAAGATTTAAAGCTGACAGCGGGTTTAAGTTCCTGCAGACAGTAGCAAAAAAAGTAAAAGACATGGACAGCGTGGTGCTTACCACCAACCACAGACACCCAGTCGTGGAAGATGTCCTCAAGCATTACGAGGAATTCCTCGAAATGACGAGTAAAAAGAAATAGACTTAAACAAGATATACGATGCAAGTATATAATGCCCTGGATATAAAATCCGGAAAGAAAGCTGAATATAACAAGATGGGTACGCTGACGCAGCCTATCCAGTTTCTTCCATATAAAGACAAAGATGATGAGTGGCGCGCATGGAACTTAGACTGGTTAGAGTGGCAGGGTATGAAACAACTACGCAGAAATGCTAGAAAGATCCTGAAAAATTACAAGCTTGCAAAGGGTGTTATAGACAAGAGTGACTATATCGTTGAGGACTCAAATGAGATGTCTGATATCGTAGAAACATTAATGAAGGAGGATGCATCGGCTCTGGAGTTAAAGTTCTATCCTATCATCCCTAACGTAATCAACGTTCTATGTTCTGAATTCTCTAAGAGGGCTTCTAAGATTATGTTTAGAGCTGTGGATGATCTCTCATACAACGAGATGTTGGAAGAGAAACGCGCCATGGTAGAAGAATCCCTTATTTCTCAGGCAGAAATGCAGATGAGAATGAAGGTGATGCAGATGGGTTTATCAGAAGACAGCGAAGAAGCCCAGCAGATGTTGGCTCCTGAAAACATTAAATCCCTACCTCAGATCGAGGAATACTTTAGAAAAGATTACCGCTCCATGTTAGAAGAGTGGGCTACTCACCAACAGAAAGTAGATGAGGAGCGCTTCGCTATGCAGGAGCTTGAAGAAAGAGCCTTCAGAGATAGCTTAATCGTTGACCGCGAGTTCTGGCATTTCCAGATGAGGGAAGATGATTACGAAGTTGAACTTTGGAACCCAGCTTTAGTATTCTACCATAAATCTCCTGATGCTAGATATATCTCTCAGTCTAACTGGGTAGGTAAGATCGATTTACTATCCGTTGCTGACGTAATCGACAAGTATGGCTGGATGATGACCCAGGATCAGTTAGAAAACCTGGAGGCCATCTATCCTGTACGTTCTGCCGGTTATATGTTACAGGGTATGCAGAATGACGGATCTTATTACGATCCTACCAGATCTCACGATTGGAATACCCAGATGCCATCACTGGCTTATAGACAGTTCATGTCTGTATATGATAACAAGGTCCACGGTGGAGATATCATTTCTGAGATCCTAAACGAGTCTGAAGACATATTTGATTTCGGAACCGCATTCTTGATGCGTGTGGCTACCATCTACTGGAAGTCTCAACGTAAGGTTGGACACCTCACTAAGATTACTGAAGAAGGTGAAATTACCCAGGAAATCGTAGACGAGACTTATAAAGTAACCGATAAGCCTATTTACAACACAACTCTTTATAGAGAAAAGACAAAAGATAATTTACTATTTGGTGAACATATCGATTGGATCTGGATCAACGAAACCTGGGGAGGAATCAAGATCGGTCCTAACCGTCCTTCATTTTGGGGTATGAGTAATCCTGGTGGGGTAAATCCTATGTACATCGGTATCAACGGGGGAAAACCAGGACGTTTACCATTCCAGTTTAAAGGAGATAGTACTATGTGGGGTTGTAAGCTTCCTGTTGAAGGAGCTGTATTCTCTGACAGAAATACTAAGTCTGTGTCGCTGGTTGACCTGATGAAGCCTTTCCAGATTGGATATAACATCGTAAACAACCAGATTGCAGATATCCTGGTAGATGAACTAGGAACTGTGATCATGTTAGATCAGAACGCTATTCCTAGACATTCCCTAGGGGAAGATTGGGGTAAGGCTAACCTAGCCAAAGCGTACGTAGCGATGAAGAACTTCTCGATGTTACCATTAGATACCTCTATTACTAACACAGAGAACGCACTAAACTTCCAGCATTACCAGGTATTGAATCTAGAACAGACCCAGCGTTTGTTATCCAGGATTCAGTTAGCCCAGTATTTCAAGACCCAGGCATTTGAGACTATCGGTATTAACCCACAACGTATGGGTCAGCAGATTGGTCAGGAAACAGCTACTGGTATCGAGCAGGCGGTTAATGCTTCTTACGCTCAGACTGAGATCTACTTTACGCAGCACTCAGATTACCTGATGCCTCGTGTTCACCAGATGAGAACTGACCTTGCTCAGTACTATCATTCGACTAAACCGTCTATCAGACTTCAGTACATGACCTCAACAGATGAGAAGGTTAACTTCCAGATGGAGGGTACAAAACTTCTTCTAAGAGAATTCAACGTGTTCTGTTCTACTAAGACGAACGCTAGAAATATCATCGAGCAGTTAAAATCTCTGGCGATAAACAACAACACTACAGGAGCTTCTATATTCGACTTAGGTAATATTATCAAGTCTGAATCTCTTGGAGAGTTAACAAGCGTTCTAAAAGCTGCAGAACAGAAACAACAGGCTCAGAAACAAGCTGAGATGGAGCATCAGCAGAAACTTCAGGAAGAACAGATTGCAACTGCTGAAAAACAAAAGCAGATGGATATCATGGCTCAGGCTGAGCGTGATGACAAGATGATCCAGAAGGATATCACTGTAGCTGAGATCAGAGCTGCCGGTTATGGATCTGGTGTAGACTTAAACGCTAATGCTCAAAATGACTACGCTGACTACATGGAAGGCTTCAGAAAAGAGCAGCAGTACCAGGATCAGATGAACTTCAAGCGCGAGCAGGAGGTTAATAAGAATAATTCGAACCAGCAGAAGCTACAGCTGGAGCGTGAAAAACTACAAGCACAGCAGGCGATGAAGGATAAAGAACTCGCTATAGCGCGCGAAAACAAGAATAAATACGATAGTCCGAAAAAATAGTTTTTGGATATAGCCATATAATCCAAAATGGAGAGATCTAGAATGTAGAACTTTTAAATTTTTAGAGTTTAAAATATTATATTCTAATGTAGACCTTTTGATAACCAACATAAAACATGTCCACAGATAACACGCAAACGAGCGTACAAGAGATCGATTTAGATATCGATAGCTGGCTAGGTGCTCCAGGAGCAGAAGCCATAGTTGTACCGGAAGATAACAAGAAAAAGACGGAGGATAAACCGTCGATGTTTTCAAAGCCCGTTGTTGATCTATCCTTTATTGATGATGAGGATGAAGACGATGACGATGATGACAACAAAGCGCCAGCTGCTAAAAAGACAGCAGTAAGTGTAACAGATATCGTTGACGATTTTAATCCAGACGATGATGATGATACTCCTGCAGATACTACATCTAAAGCTGGAAGACCTAAGACAGAAAAGTCTGGCTTAGTAGAATTTTTCAAGAAGCGTATTGAAGCTAAGGAAATGTTTGCCTTTGATGATTTCGATGAGACTAAACAATCTTTAGATGAATACCTAGGAACGCTGGGAGAGAAGGATTATGAAGAGTTATGGCAGGCAAACATCGACACCATGAAACAGGATGTTGCAGCTAAGACGCCTCAGGAATTCTTTGAAGCCTTACCAGAAGAACTACAAGCTGCAGCGCAGTATGTACTAAACGGTGGAAACGACCTTAAAGGAATGTTCCGCGCTTTAGCACAGGTAGAAGAAGTAAGAGAGCTTAACCCAGATTCTGAATCAGACCAGGAAGCGATTGTTCGCCAGTACATGCAGGCTAAAGGAATTGCGGATGATACCATTGATGATGATATCCAGACCTGGAAAGACCTTGGAAAATTAGAGCAGAAAGCTAAGCAGTATAAGCCGAAGTTGGATGAGATGCATGAGGAAATGGTACAGTACCAGATTGCTCAGCAGGAACAGTTCAGACAAAAACAGGAACAAGCTGCCCAGGCGTATGTTCAGAACGTGTTTGAAGCGCTTAGACCAGGAGAGATCAACGGTCTGAAGTTGGACAGAAAAACACAAGCGATGTTATACAACGGTTTAACATCAGCAGATTTTAAATCTCGCAGCGGTCAGAGTACGACCATGTTGGGACACCTACTGGAGAAATACCAGTATACAGAACCTAACTACCCGTTGATCGCGGAGGCCTTGTGGCTTCTATCAAATCCTGACGAATACCGCCAGAACCTAATGAAGGCTGGTAAGAACCAGGCAGTGGAACAAACAGCTAGACAGTTAAAGACTGAACAGTCTAAGAAAGCTGGAACGACTACTTCGTTTGATGACGACAGAACTTCTACAAGAAAGATTACTAGACAATCTAACATTTTTAAAAGATAAATTTTTAACTAACCCTTAATTAATCCGTAACATGTCGACTCCAGTTTTAAACAATGGTATCTTCTTACGTGATAACTACTACAATACTAGTTCTCACGTGGATTCTTACCACATGACCAATATGCTGAAGTCAGCTGAACCCACCGACCTAGGTCCTGTAGACTTATGGGCGATGGCACAAAAGGTAGAGATGCCTTTGTATCAGATGTCTTCATTTGGAGGTAAAAACGTTATTAACGTTTCAAATGCTCGTGGCGAGTACAAGTGGCAGATTCCTGTAGCCCAGGAGCTTCCATACATCGTAGAGGATATTGAATCAGCGAATGCCACTAAAGGTATCGATGGTCAGTCCTTCAAGATTAAAATTAACAAGCGTACGTTCGGTCATGGTGATATCATCACTTATGACAAGTATAATGGCGCTGAACTTTACATCACAGCGGATGATATCATCCCTGCAGGTGATGGTTTCATCTACACTGTTCAGTTGGTAAACAACGACTCAACTAAGTTCTTGGATAACAAGTACTTGAAAGTAGGCACTAAAGTGTTCCGTAAAGGTTCTGCTCGTGGTGAATACGGTGAGCGTTTCTCTGACTTGGGTAATGTAGGTTCAGGATTCCGCGAGTTCTACAACTACGTAGGTGGCGCTGAAGCTCACGTTCACTATTCTATTTCATCTCGTGCAGACTTGATGATGAAGGGTGGAATGAAAGCTGACGGTACTGTACCAGTTATCGAGCTTTGGAGAAACTTCGGTAAGACTGATGATCCTTCTATCACATCTTTAGAGACAATGGCTGCTAAGATGGGTAAGGATTATGTGAAGAAAGCTTATGAGTCAGGTCAACTTACTCGTACATTCTTAACAACTCTTGAGGCTGCTCACTTAACTAAAATCTCTAACGACATCGAGACTTACTTAATGTGGGGTAAGGG